CATACATAGTACATCCTTCAACTGTCTTGTTCTTGTACTCTGTTCTATAATCAGTTGGAAGTGATTTGAACACTTCTGTAACATCTTGCAGTAATATATAGCCAAGACCTTTGAGATATTCCTGGCCTTGGCATTTACCGCAAATGGTTCTTGCCAAGTAATACATATTCGAACCGACTAAATTCGTCATTCTACTCATAGTTCTAACAGGATCGTTAGTGTACTTGTAAGGTTGATAAAACATCTGACAGTAAGGAATTGTGTATACAGGGTCGCCATTGTTATTATCCCTACCGATACCTATAAGATCTCCTTTGATAGTGACTCCATATTTAGCGAATTCCTCGACAATCTGAGTGGACATATCGAGCTTGTCGAAGAAAACAAGCGTGTCGTCACCATTACAGTAGTATTTACATCCATAACTTTCAAACTTATGAAGTACGGAGGACATTATAATAACATTACCAACTGCAGTGTACATGTCGCCAGAGAATCTTTGCAGAACACCATGACTGATGGCCCCAACTATCTTAGTGTTAAGAAGTTGTTTAACTGTCTGATCATCAAGGCCTACCCATCGGTAAAAAGCCATTTCAGCTTCTGCCAACGGCCCAACAATAGATGAATCAAAAGCTTTTGCATCAGCAGAGAGACACCAGGCGAATTGACTAGCAAGTCTGCGGATGGAGTCGCATTGAACGTCATTGTTATCATGTTTGGCAACTTTGTTGGTACCTGGGATGAGGCCAACATTCGGATATTTGAATGAGTAGACTATTTCTTCCAACTTACGGAAGAAATTCATAATCTTAATATTAGTTTTCTTGTCAGCCATGGAGATTACCCTAGCTCCACTGGAATCAACCTTCTTTTGGGGGAGAGCTTCACGTTTAATGAATGTAGTATGTATAGTAACACTTTCAGCGATGTAATTTTCATAATTCCTAACATATTGATCTCGTTTCTTGCCTTTCATATTGGAGAAATCGGGTATTGGTTCCACGTTATCACCAACACGTAACTTTGTACCGCCATTGGCAACATACCAGTCGATCATGGTCTTAAGAATTTCCTCAACTTTAAGTTTCGGCTTAAGACCACCATGAAGTAGTCTATTGCTAGCTATTGCACTAAGTAATCTCCTATCTACGTGTGGGACTACATACTGACGTAAATCATCATGACCGTGCAATGATACCGTGATGATATCATTCTCTTTAATATTAATTTCATATTCAGCAGCGGCCCCAACAATTTCAAGAGCAGATGTTTTCTTCTCAGTAAATGCCTGAAAACAATCATCTTTCCTCTTCATCCAAATAGATGAATCCATATGTTCCTTCATAAATCTTATAATGTTAGCATCAAGAAAGGCCCTGGAGTCAATGTATTCTTTAAAGAAGTTCGTCACGTTAGTCCAGTTGGCCAGTGGATCATCCTGTGGGACTTGGATAAGTTGGTGGTCATCAACGTAGTAGAAACCGTAGGGCAGATGGGTCTCTGGGTCTATAAAGTGATATGTATAGAAGTGTTCAAGAGCAGTTTTATGCTCAGCCGATCCTTTGAATATCAGAGGGACTATGTTGAAAGTTGCCACTTTCTTGTTAAGATAGTAGTTAATCTTCTTAGTAGCGCCAGTGATCAAAGGAGGAACAAACACCCCAGCCATAATAGGGTGACAAAAGACCGACGCAGCACATAGACCGACCGTTGTCAAGGTAGAACACGTGACAGGAATCCATTCACTACGTTCTTCTTTGATATACTTGACTACTCTCTGAACCACGTTTCTGGGAGTATAATTGTTGATAACTGTCCAAGGATCATAAACTTGCATTTTCTTCTTGAATTGTTGAGCTTTATCTTCAGGCGGAGGCACGAGTCCGACCTTAGTGATAGTAGATGGGATAGCAATAAGTTTCGTTTGGCATTGGTAAGCAAAAGAGTATTTCGGGTCTGGAGTGAAGGTGATTTCACATTTCTCTCTAATTGGTCGAAGCATCACTATTCTCTGTGAGCCGTGAATGACCAAAGTCTTACATCCGTAGTTACCATAATTGCCTTGGAGAGGCAACTCATTACATTTATCGTACCAGATGTTCTTCTTTCCCCTCGAACAACCTTTAACGTTACCGTTGACATCAACAACCCACGTTGTTTGAGTACCGATGTGTATTGTGTTGGGCTTGTAGTCCTGTATAACCAGGAATACTGAGATACCGAATTCTTCGATAGCAGGCCACATTTCTTCAAC